GCTACGACGTGGAGGGCTCCCAGCACTCCCTGGGGGTGACTGGAGGCCGTCGGTTCGTCCGAGCGGGCCTGGTCGTTATTGAGATTCACACCCCTCGAGGCGACGGAGAGGCTACCATGGAGACTCTCTTGGGGGCGGTCCGCGCTGCCCTGGAGGGCAAATCCGTTGGCGCCCTCGAAACTCGGGATTTCACGGAACTACCGCCGGTATCGGAGGGCCCCTGGCGGAGGGCCGCGGTAACCGTCGGCTTCGTTTATGACGAAGTGAAGTAGGAGGATTCATGTCCATCCCATCCAACGAGACTGGCCTGCGTTACGCAGTCGAGACCTCTCTCAAGGTCGTCAGCGGGTCGGCCGTCTGGTACCCCGCCGAGCCGAACAGCTATGGCGACTTCGGAGGGGACATCAAGACCGTCTCGCGCAATCTCCTGAAGGCGGACCGGCAGAAGGAGAAAGGCGCCAAGGTGGACGAGGACGCTACCGCCAACTTCCAGCAGGACGTGACCCAGGACAATCTCCGGCGGTTCTGGCCCGGGTTCCTCTTCGCTGCCTTCTCGGAGAAGCGGGGCGACACTTCCGATCAAGCCACCCCCGCCGGGGAGCTCGAGAGCGTCTCCTCCACCGCCTATGTCCTGGGCGAAGGGGCGGACGACTACGCGGCCGGGGATCTGGTCTTCGCCGAGGGGTTCGCCACTGCGGCGAACAACGGCCTCAAGCTGGTTACTGGCATCACCAGTACGACTGACGTGGAAGTCGCGGGCTTGGCAGTCGAGGCCTCGCCCCTCCCCGCAGCGGCCCGCATCCGCAAGGTGGGCATCCAGGCGGGAGCGGATGACCTGGGTGTCACTGGCGCGACCAAGACCATCACCTCCACGGTGTTGGACTTCACGGAGTTGGGCCTGATCGCCGGGGAGTGGATCTACGTCGGGGGCGACGGCGCTTCCCAGGACTTCGCGAACGCCGGCAACAACGGTTTCATGCGGGTGGGGGCGGCCCCCGCAGAGAACGCTCTGGTCATCGACAAGAGCGCGGGCACGATGGTCAACGAGACCCTCTCGGGCGGGGAGACTGTTCGGATCTTCTTCGGCGACCGAATCCGCAACGAGCCCGACGAGGACGACATCGTTCGCACGTCTTACCAGTTCGAGCGGAGCTTGCAGGACGCGGGGTACGAGTACCTGCTGGGCAGCGTCCCGAACTCCCTGGCCTTCAACTTCCCCATCGCCGACAAGGTGACGGTGGACATGGGCTTCGTGGCCATGGACACCGAGCAGGTGGAGACGGGATCCAGGAAGACCGGGACCTTCCCCACCCTCGAGGCCACGGAAATCTTCAACACCACGGACGACTTCGCCCGGCTCCAGCTGGACGACGCTGACGAGGCGGCCCTGTTCACCTATGTCACGGATCTGAAGCTCACCGTCAGCAACGGGGTGACCCCGGTCAAGGCCCTGGCCAACCTGGGCGCCATCGACGCCAACACTGGGGACTTCAGCGTGACCGGGGAGGTGGCTGCCATCTTCTCGGACATCGCTGCCATCCAGGCCATCCAGAACAACAGCAGCTTCGGCATCCAGGTGGCTCTGGTGAAGAGCAACCGGGGGTTCGTGATGGATCTCCCGCACATCACTCTGGGGGGCGGGAAGCCCAACATCGTGAAGGACCAGCCCATCATCATCCCCCTCACCTCCGAGGCCGTGAAGCACACGGACCTGGGGCACACCATGCTGGTCACGGACTTCCGGTACCTGCCGACCGTGGCGGGATAGTTCAATCTCAGGAGAGACAGGAGAGAGATCGTGAAGACTGCGAAAGACCTCTACGGCACCTCCGCGCGTGCGGAGGTCGAGGGGGCCATCCTGGACTGCGGCGGGTTCTGGATTCAGCTCGCCCGGGCAGGAGGATCCAACCGGGAGTATCAGCGGGAGCTGGAGAAGGCCTTGCGTCCCCACCGGCTCCTGATCGAGCAGGAGCGCTTCACCAACGAGATGGCTGAGCAGATCATCATGGAGGTCTATTCCCGTACCGTGGTGAAGGCGTGGGGGCACTCCCGGGAGGTCCCCAGCCTGGATGACCCGGGGGAGGCCGTCACGGTCGAGGACCCGACTTTCCCCCTGGAAGAGGGGGTCAATCTCCCGCTCACCCCGGAGAACGCTCTGCGGGTGTTCCAGGCCCTGCCCGACCTGTTCCAGGACTGCCAGAAGTTCGCGGGCAAGCCGACGGTGTTCCGGGCCGCATTGGAGGCGATGAAGGGAAACTCATAGCGGTTCTGCGCTTCCATCTGACCTACACCTCCAAGCAGATCGAGGTGGTCATGGGGATGGCGGCCAGGCGCAGAACCTCGCTTCCCCCCTGGCTGGAGGGCCGACCGAATCTCCAGCCGGGGGCGAATATCTACTACGAGGCGTTCCAGGAACTGGGGACGTGCAGGCCAGTAGGGATGGGGGAAGGACAGATCCCCTGGACGGCGATCCGACAATACGCGGAGGCCTACGGCTTCGAAGGAGAGGAGTTCGACATCCTGCTGGAGATCATTCGGGCGATGGACGGGGAGTACCTGGAGATTCGAAACAAGAAGTAGGTTCGGGTGGCGAACGACCTGGAAGGTCTGGCGGATCGGCTGGAGCAGAGGGCGAACAACCTCCCGGCGCGGGCCGGAAAGGTGATTCGAAAGGCGATCCTCTCCGTCCACAGCGCTCTCGTCATCACCACCCCTGTTGACACGGGGGCAGCGAAATCCAACTTCACGATCACCCTGCGAGGCCCTGAGAGCGGGGCGTTCCGGCCCTTCGTGCCCGGGCGGTTTGGTTCGACTGCCGCGGCCAATATCTCCGCCGCCCTCCAGGACGCCCACGCCCGACTGTCTGGCCGGACGGACGTGCTCGTGGAAGTCCCGGTCTACATCACCAACGCCCTGGACTACATCGTGGACCTGAACCGAGGAAAGTCGCCCCAGGCGCCCCCCTTCTACGTTCAGAGGGCAATCCTCCTGGGCGTGCAGGCCGTTCGGCGGTCAGGCATCCGGGTCGTGGCCTACTCCCTCTCGGGGGTGAACCAGTGACCCTCGAGCGGATCGAGATCGTCTTCACTGCTGACGGGATTCCCAAGGTCCGGCGGGATATGGTCTCCCTGGCAAGGGACACCAAGGAGGCTGGCAAGGAGACCTCCTTCCTCAAGCAGGCCCTGGCCGCGATCGCCACGATTCAGACCGTCCGCACTCTGGCAGCGATCTCGGACGGGTACGTAGCCATGACCAACCGGCTACGGCTGGTCACCCGAGAGACGGAGACCCTGGCGGATGTCCAGGCCAGGGTGTTGAAGGTCGCCAACGACACCCGAATCTCTCTGACGCTGACGGGGGAGAACTATGCCCGCCTCACCCTAGCTACCAAGCACCTGAACGCCTCGTCCACCGATGTTGCCCGAGCTCTGGAGACGGTCAACAAAGCGGTCCGGGTGGGCGGAGCGCTCGCCAGCGAGGCAGAAGCAGGATTGATTCAGTTCTCCCAGGGTCTCGCGTCGAATCGTTTGGCGGGGGACGAGTTGAAGTCCGTCCTGGAGGGACTGCCCCGGCTGGGGAAGGCTATCGCCGACGGCCTGGGCGTCCCGTTCGGGAAGCTCAGGGAACTGGGGGCAGAGCAGAAACTGAGCGCTGAGGCTGTTTTCAAGGCGCTGTTGGACCAAGCTCCGGTCCTGGATCGGGAGTTCTCGCTGGCCATGGTGTCCATCGGCGAGGGCATTTTGAAGGTCAAGAACTCCGCCATCGGGCTCGCTCTTCAGATGGAGGCCATGCTGGGCCTGACCGACAAGGTGTCGCGTGTTTTTATCCTCTTGGCGGACAACCTCCACGGGGTCGCGGCCGGGTTCGCAGTCGCCACGGTGGCGGCGGCGAGCTATGCCGTCCACGCCGGCTACGCCGGGATCGCGGCGGGCATCCTCTACGACAAGGTGATTCTCCTGGCCGTGGGAGTCAAGGCGGTCACGCTGGCCATGGCGGCCAACCCCTTCGGGCTCGCTCTCGCCGGCATCACTGCCGCCGCTCTGGGGCTCTCCCTGTTGGTGAAGAACTCGGAAGAGGCGGAAGCCACCCTGACGACCTTCTTTGCCCAGACACTGCCCGCATTTGGTCGAGCCCTCCCCGTGGCCGTAGGGATCCCCCTGGCCGCCACGGCTGCAACCTTCTTGGTCTACGCGGTGAACTCTGGAGCGGCGGCGGCGGCGACTGCGGTGTTGACGGCCCGGGTGGTGCAGCTCGGAGTAGCCCTGAAGGCGGCGGCGCTGGTAGCCTTGGCGAATCCGCTGGGGATCGCCATCGGGATCCTCGTTGCCACGGTGGGGGTGCTGGCAGCTGGGATTGCGTACATGAATCGCAACACCAGGGAATCCAAGTCCGACTTCGAGAGGCTGAACGAGGAGATCGCCAAGGGGGCTGTGGTTCTGGCGGCCCTGGATGCGGAGCTGTCCAAGCTCGGCCTGAACGAGAAGACCAACGTGGCGGTGGAGCAAGCCCTTGCAGAGCTGGAGGTCAAACGTCAGAGTCTCCAGATGAGCAAGGACGAGCTGGAGGTCCGCAAGCAGCTCGCGGCGGTCGTGGCCCAGGTGGAAGGCACCCCAGGGGCAGGCCCCGTCGGAGAGGTCCAGCGGTCGCTGATCGAGGGAGCTATCCGGGCCAACCTGGCGACCGAACGCTACCTCGCTCCCTTGCTCGCGAACTCTCGGAACAACGTGGTGGCGGCGGCGTCTCGAGTCATCGAGGCGGGGCAGGTGCTGAACCGGGCGGTCGAGGAGGGTCGGCTGACGGAGGACCTGCGGGACCGGGCTCTGCGGGCGGAGCAGAAGCGCTTTCGGGCCTCTCTCGATCCCCTGAAGGAGTACGTCCGGGAGCTGACCAAGGCACGCGAGCTCCAGGCGCTGGGGGGCACGGAACGGGAGGAGGCGGACGCCATCGAGGCGTTTCGGGCGCGGTCCGGGGTTGTGGAGGTGCTCTCGCAGGAAGAGGAGGTCATCCGGGCCGTCGTCCGGGAGACTGCTCGGTTGCGGCAGGAACAGGATGGACTGGCGCGAGCCCGAGCAAACGACCCGTATCTGAAGCTCCAGGGGGAGTACTTGGAGCAGCTCCAGGACCAGCTCCGCCTCAAGGATGCCTTGGTTATCACGGAAGAGGAGTTCAACCGGCGGGCGGTCCTGATCTCGGAATCGTTCGCCAAGCAGCTTGATCCCGTAGGCCAGATCACGGAGAGGCTGAACCGGCAACTCAGTGATCTCACCCTCTCCGGGACACAGCAGGACGTGAACCGGACGCTCGCTGAGGCCGAGGCGGAGGTGCGGAAGCTCAACCGGACCCTCACGTCCGAGCAGCGAGCCGAGCTGGAGACCATGGCCTTCACGGTCGCCCTGGTGACGGCAGAGGCCAAGGCGGAGGTCAAGGCGCGGGAAGAGTTGGTTGCCCTGGAAGAGCGACAGATCCGTTCCGCTCAGAAGTACCTGGACACGACCAATCCCCGGAACAAGGCAGCGGCGGACCTGGAGAGTACCCTGAAGGGAATCAACCTCCTCCTCCAGCGGGAGGTTATCCTCACGGAGGAGGCGGCGCGGGCTCGTCGGCGAGCGCGGGACGCGGCCTACGAGACGCTGAACCCAGTCGAGTCGATCATCGCCAACCTCCAGAAAGATATCGCCCTCCAGCAGCTCTCCGCTCGAGAGCGAGCCAAGACCAAGACCTTCCAGACCACTTTGCAGAAGTTGGAGGAGGGAGGCGTCAACTTCGCGGAGCTCCCGGAGGGCCAGCAGGAGGCCCTGGTCACCCTGAGCGCCCAACTGGCCCAGGTCACCGAGCAGCAGAGCCGGTTCAAGGACCTCACTGACGAAGTTGACCGGGCGCTGATCCGGGCCTTCGAGGACGGCACGGGCGCCATGGCCGAGTTCTTCGTCACGGGAGAGGCGGGGGCCATCTCTCTCTCCAAACTCTTCCGTCAGCTGGCCATTCAGCTCGCCAACATCGCCCTCCAGCAGCTCGCCCTCAAGCCCTTCCTGAGCCTGGTTGGCATCTCGGTCCCGTCCGCTTCCGCGGCGGCGACCCCTCTGAGCAGTGCTTCTGCCGCCCCGGGCTTCCAGGTCGTCGGAGGGGCGGTGGTCAAGTCCGCCATGGGCAACGTCTTTACCTCCCCGTCCATCACCCAGATCGCCGAGGGGGGAGAGGCGGAGGGAGTCTTCCCCTTGAAGCGAGGGCGGGACGGCAAGTTGGGGATCCGGGTCACGGAAGGAGGATCATCGGGCGGAGGGCCCAGAAAGCTGGAAGTCAATTTCAGGGCGGAGGTGACGGTGGATTCCCGAGGCGGCGGCGGTAACAGCGGCGCGGATCCTCAGGCGATTGAGCGAGCGGGCCAGGCACTGGGGGCAGGCCTCGAGCGGAAGATGCTCCGTATCCTGGCAGACCAGCGGCGCCCCGGTGGAATCCTCTACGGAGCCGGCTAAGCGATGGCCGCCCTGCCCTCCATCACGCCCAGCTATGGGACGGCCTCCCAGGTCCGCTACGCCTACAAGGAGGCCAAGTTTGGAGACGGCTATACGGTCCGGGCAGGGGACGGGATCAACGTCCGGCGAGAATCCTGGTCGGTCACATGGGAGGACCGGGGGGACGCGGACTTGGATACTCTGGTGGCCTTCTTCGACACCCTCGCGGGGGTCACCCCCTTCGAGTGGACGGCCCCAAGGGAGAGCACGGAGAAGCGATGGCGTTGTGCTGACTTCACGCGCACCCCCACGGGACACCAAGTCGGTACTTTGACGGCCGTGTTCGAGAGGTATTACGGGGCGTAACCATGGATGCTAAGGTAGCGGAACACGTCCAGGGGCTGTCTCTGGGTCGAATCGTTACCCTCTTCACCGTGGATGCCACGGGGATCGGGGGAGAGCTGTCTCGGCTGACGCCCCACATTCGAGAGGACCTCACGGAGGTCGTCTATGATGGGGATGTCTACGCTCAGGTAGACATGCAGGCCGAGGGTTTCGAGTGGAC